TGATCGCAATGTCTTCAGCTTCCTGAGGAGTGAAGCCAGCTTTGCGAACCCGATCTTCACTATCAAAGTCAAAGACATCATTATTCATTTCTTCGAAAGCCCGATCAGTTTCTTCAGCCACTTGCAACTGGGCTGGATTCATGCTTGCTCGAACTTTCTTATGATTCTCTTCTAAACCAGATACATTGTTTTTATCGACAAATCCTGACTTACTCATGACGGTACCACCTTTTCCAATGGAACTTGAATGACTGGTCCTGTATCAGTTCGAACCACTACGAATGGAGCATCTAGACCCACAACTTGGCCAAAGATTTCAACGTTCTTGTCATTGATAACCTGGACTCGTTTATTGGCTAAGTGCCGGTTGTTCATGGCGAAATTCATTTTGTCTGCTGTGGATAATCCAGCCTGTTGTTTCTTCTGTTCCTTGACCTCTGGACTTACCGGGGGTTGATCAGGTTGCGCAGCTTTAGTCATAGCCTTATTGGCAGCTGCCTTGAGAACCTTGATCTCGTCTGGGCTCAAATCTTCTTCTTTGACCTTTGACTTGACTTCGGAGTCTGTCTCAATTGAAGACATCAACTCCAAAAGGAATGGCTCAATTTTAGACACTATCTCTTTTTGAACATCTTTGAAATCGTGACACTTCGTATCATTCTTGATGAGGTCGGCGACGTAGCTAATGTAGTCGATCTTCTTCTTTTTGAGAAGGAGCTGCTTTATCTGTGTATCAATATTAGACATTTGTCCACCCAGTCCGTTAATAACATGATCTTATCTATGGATGGGTGTTGGGTGAATTAGTTTTGAAGTTTGTCGAAAATGTACTTTTTCCACTTATCCAGGCCGATGTAGGTTACACTACCATCGTGCTTCAAGGCATATCCTGGTTTAAGTTCAATCATTTGAGAGCATCTCTCATTTGGATGAGTTGCTCCAATTACTGGTAACCATCCATCGGTCTTCTTGCCGTAGTTGGATCCATTGTCAAGTAGGGTTGACAGTTTATACAGTTTAGGACTTCCGTCAGAATCGTTGTAGAAACGTCTGCACCATTTGCAAGTTTTGGCGTCTTTGACCGTAATCCTGAAAACGTAAACGTCGTCGAGATCTGCTCCAAGATTGTCAGACACGATTCGATCAACGGATGCAATACCGATGGCATTGGACATTTCAGTGACTGCTATTCTGGTCCAGTCTCTGTTGCCGTCGCCTGAGGTATCTTTGAGCTTTTGTTTCAATTTGCCTAGAGTAGATTCCTTGGTCAATTCATCCATGATGTCAGTTCGATCCACATTCTGGAGTGCATCCATCTTGTAGGAATCGTTGTTATCGCGTATGATACCTTCCACACGGGTCATGACGTCGAGCTTCATTTTCTCGATGAGCTGCTTGGTTTTGTCATTGATATTGTCAACGGTGTATTCGTGAGCCTCTCCAACCGGCTTAAGTCCTTGAACCGACTGTTGGGCTTTCATATCCTCAACTGAGGTTGGAGTGACTTCATCGATCGGATGGTTTATGAAATTGTGGTAGTAGACCAGAGACATCAGAGAATCTGGATTTGTGGTGTCAATTCCTTGAGCTTCCAGTTCTTTCAGTTCTGACTCAGTAAGAGCATCTCGACCCAACACGGAAACGACCAGACGCGAGTAATGCTTCTGGATGATCTTCCTTATGATTTCGATGGTACTCTTACTTGTAACCATCTGAGTAGTCCCTATCTAAAGCTTCATTGATTTCCTGAAGCATCTCTTGTTGAATCTTCTTATGAGCCTCTTCCATTCGGTGGGCTACTGACTGCATGGCTGGATCTTGAAATTGATGATGAGAGTGGACCTCACCAGAATTGTGATGGTCCATCGCTTTTAGAAGAGACTCTTCTGCATCCTGAAGGGTCTCGTCGTCTTCAAGGAAAATCTTCACTTTTGCCATGTTACTTCTCGATCTTATAGACTTCGATTGAGATCTCTTTGGCCTTCTTCATGGACTTCTGAACGAACGGTTTGTTGTTCATATTCATGGCACCTTCACCGTAAAGATCCTGTTCCGGAGGAACTGCATCTTCTGGCTGACCGTCTTTACCCTTGTTGGCAGTTTCAGCCAACTTAGCTTGATGATCTTGGGTCATCTTCAAAGTGTCTTTCTGAGTCTTGGCGTCAGTCTTCTGTTTCTCCAAAGCTTTCGGAGAGAACGCTTGGTACCAAGTCATAAACTCAGGACCTAAGATAACGTCATCCATTCCAGGAAGGGGCGGAAGACCGTCTTCAGCTCTGATCTCGTTCACGGTCTTCTTGAACTTAGATTCTTCTTTTTGACGATTCAATGTTTGAAGAGCATTCTCACCATTAACACCGGTGAATTCAATAATGAATCTGGCGTCGAACGGTTTGATGATTTCTTCGTTGACATACCGTTGGATATGAGTCAACAGCGGATACAGACCACGATCTTTAGAATTGTCGATCTTATCTTGAGTTCCGTCTTTGGAACCCATCGATCCGCCATGGCCTTCAGCTTTGAAGTGAATTCCCATTTCAGCTGGATCAATTTGATAGATTGCACCGATCATTGTGATGAGGTATCTCATCCAACCTTCGAATCCAATATCATTATGATTCTGAGTCAGTGGGATCCAATTGACGTCTTCAACGCCTGCGAAGATCGGTGTTTGAAATGAATTCTTGGCACCTTTCAACATATGATGCCACTGAGTTCTGACTGATTCAACCTTACGTCGGTTCAGCGCTGCTTTAATGTGAAGGATACCCTTAGCTGAGAATCCTTGAGTAAAGTACGCTTGATTGTAATACTCAGCGTTAAGGTGACCGCTGACCATTGAAACTAGAAGTTCCAACTCAGAGATACCATAACCATTGTTGTAGAGGTCCGTGTTGACGTTACGAATTCCGACTGCAAGTTCGTCCATGGTGTAGGCTCGTTCCACTTTACCACGAACTACCTGAACCCACTTGTACGCGTCTTTTTCCAATAGTGCGTCATCTAGTTCAATAACCTTTTGACGTTCCTTCATCTGCTTGTCTTGTTCAGGATACAAGATGTCAATATTGAAGAAGTTTTCAGCCATGTCTTTGTACTTACGAAGTTCTCTTGAAGCCTTCTTGACTGTTCCGCCATCCATAGGAAACCAATGGTGGGGACGACCAGCTCGATCTGGAACCTTTTCAGTAGCGTACAAATCATACGTCAACGTGTCACGGGTCCACGCACGAAGAGCAGACTCGAAGTTCCATTTGAGGGTTTCAAACGGACGGTTGTCAGTTTTACCACATTTGAGCAGGTATTCTTCGACGTCCTTCTTGGCGTTCTCGAATTGCTTGTTCAGTTTCTCTCTAGCTTTACGCTCGAGTTCGAAATTGTATAATTCGACTTCATCGTCGGATTTTGAGTTGTCGTCCTTGTTCTGATCTTCGGCACCATCCAGGGATACATCATCTTCGGTATCTCCAGACTCGGCTGACGTGTCGGATGTTGGATCAGCTTTAGCTACTTCTTGAGCTTGATCTGGAGGCGTAGCTGCAGGATCTTTACCTTCAGGTTGGGGTTGGCCTTCGCCACCACCTTCGTTTGCAATGATGGCATCTGCGTCCATCTCAGCTTTCAATTCCTGTTTGATCTTTTCGAGTAAAGCGTCTTCATCTTTGAGCTTTACCATGAACCCTTTTTGCTGTTTAGACTTAACTAATGTAGCGTGGGCTGCGACTTGGTTTTGACGGGTTTGGATTGCAGCTGCCACGGCAGTGTCGTTGTACGACATCTGCTTCAAATGGGCATTGGTGATCCTGTACGGTTTATCGGTCCAGCCTTGGGAATGCAGGGCATAACTAGGATCCTCAATGATAGCTTTACCAAAAAAGAAGTCCTCTTCAACATTTGAATTGAGGATAGTGGTTTTAGCTTTAAAAATCTGAGTATCGAGGTACGCATTTCCAGCTTCCATGATCTTCTGGAAGAGGCTTATATCTTGTCTTTTGTTATTATCTGCCATCTTGATCCTCGTAATTGTTTACCATTATATCAACCGACTACCAAAGTGGACTTAGTATAGTCGGATAGTTTAGAAGACAAATTGACTTCCGTCATCCGCATCGTCGTCACTGTCTATGTCTTCTTTGCGCATCAGCTTACCTGTCTTCGGATCCTTTGCAAACTCAGACGAATTATCCATCACATTCTCGGCCAGATGTCCACTTTGGACTAACATATCCGTACTTGGGGCTTTAAAAGCTTTACCTTGAGAATCAACCTTAACCCCGTACGTTTGCCCGCTGGCTCCAGACACGACTTCGAATATTCCAGTTCCAACTTCCTGGGTGGCTAAATACGCAGAAATAGCCAATGAATCTGCATAGTCATCTGTTCCTCCAGCTGGGTGACCGATCCTGATCTGACCGCTGGATCCTTGTTCGACTATCAATTCCTTCAACTCTCGGGTCTGGGTTTCGTTGTCTAACAAGTCTGCCTGTTGAGAGTGTACCAGCTTTTTGAGGTTGAAATAAATCTTCTTCTTGAACACCGGTGTGAACGTATATTCCTTTAGGTTCACTCCGTACGTGTTGAAGATCTCTCTTAATGGTTGGAAGGCATATTGATCCGCTCCAACTTCATCGATGTTGAACTGTTTGCACACGTTCCTGATGAATTCGGCAACCTCATAAGACGATACAGGTTTCTGCCTGGTACCTTTCCAACCTTTGGACATGTACTGTTTTAGTCGCCCGTTCACATAGGCGGTCACGGAGAATGTAAAGGCGTCACCCTTGTACGCAGCATCGATTGCAGCTGTGTATTTGGTTGCGTCCCCTTCCGGGGCAACGAAGGTCACCTTCTTCAGAACGGCCATGTCGATGTACTCTGGCGTGATGAAGAAACTCAAAGAATCGGCAAAGTTACTTCTATACTCTTGGTCGTACGAATCTGGATCTAAGTTGTATTCTTCAATTAATTCTGCATCTGGCATGACTTCCGACGGTGACATCATGTTAGTCGGAGCCTTAAATACTGCGTAGGTGTCCGGTAGTTCTCCAGCTCTGGATTTCTTGTATTCGTCGTGGAGGACACCCTGTTTGATGCCTGGAGATGAAAGTTTGATAAGCATGCCGAACTCTCTGAATTGCTTCATAGAGGGCCGGACTGCCTTCATGATCTTTGCATCTGTTTCCTTCATGTTCTCGTCTAAGTTC